TTTGCTTTGTGACTGCATATCTAGCTCGTCACCGGTATTCAACACTAGGTCAAACTTCTCACGCTTTACTAGCTTGATTAAATTCTTAACGGCTTGCTCGTGGTGATAGGGGATCTGTAGATCCGAGATCACTAGATAGCGTTTTTTAATCATCGTCCTCATCTTCATAATCGCCGAACTTCTCTGGATCGACTGGGTCTGGCAAGATCCAACCAGGATACGACTGAGGCTCGGTAATCATGAACATGGCTATGTCTTCCTTAAAGCCTGCTCTTTTAAGGCTGCAAAAGTATTCATAAAGCCCAATGCAATAAGCATCTAACTTAGAGTAACCCTGCTCCTCTAGTGCCTTTGTCGCTTTTCTTGCCATGGTAAATTATCGGTCTAGGAGTAGGTTATAGATCTCATCAACACGCCCATTAAGTCTTTTAATTTCAGACAACAGGTGTGTGATGACAAAGCCAGATAGACCACCTAGCGTAGCTAGTGTTGCAAGATAAAGAGTAAAGAAGTCGGTTTGTGTCACTTCTTCTCTACCTGATCTATTGCAGCTTCTAGGGAATCGACCACGATGTCTGCTACAGACTTCTTAGCGCGGTAGGACTTAATCGCTTGGCGTAGCACAGGGATAGCAATTACTCCTGCAATACCGGCAATAATCATTGAGAGGCTATTCATTACTTGCTCCTAACATAGGTATCTGAAAAAAAGCCCCATCATTATCAGCCTTTTTCGTAAAGCTGACATGCATGTGCTTAGTGTGTTTGTTAGCCCCTGTGTATGGTCTCCACTTCCAGTTAAGGATTTGGGAACAGATAAGTCCATCGAAGATGATGTAAGTAATACGCTTGTCTTTTTTTGACTTTGATAGGAGTCGAAGCTGATCTGCAAGATCGCCCATGATGTCTGGCTTCGATCCTTTATGTAGGTCACGGTCGATATCGAGGGCACGTACCCAGCCCTGCTCATCTGGATTATGATCAGACTTGCGAGCAGCGTGTCGGGTATCACCGATCCAGCCATCCGATGTGCGGTCACGATCTGGGAATGAGTCATCAAACTGTTCCCGAAGTTGGATCGCTGCTTTACTTAGCTGCGGCTTCATTAGCCTTTAACTCATCATAAGTAGATTTAAGCATTGAAGTAAACTGCCCGTTGCCATGGTCAATAGTAATGTGCTCATCGCCAGTAGAATCAATCGAAATAAATGTATTTTCCATTTTATAACTCCGCACTAAATCCTAGATAAGCTGATGCTGAATTGTTGCCGCGGACGATAATGAATCTGCCAGCGGTTGCTGCTGCAAAGGTAAGAGATGCAACGGCAATAGTAGGTGATGAATTACTGTTGATTGTTACATTTGAAATTGCATAACCTGCACCTGCAACATAATCGTAAGTCTGCAAATTAGCAAAATCTACGCTACTTGGCTTTGTTCTCATTGTTACGGGCAAAGGCAGATAGGCATCAGATTGCGTGGTGTTCGCAGTAATAGCGGCAGGAATAAATGAAGCATAATTAGTTGATGAATCGCTGTTGCGATAGTAATACCGCTGGCACATAGCCAATTCAGCCTGAATGTTTTCACCTGCGCGAGCAAATGGAGTAGCCTGATTTCCTACTTCTACTTGTACGCCTGCGATTTCGTAATAATCTGTAGCACCAGCAGTACCAACACCCCCTGCGTTAAACTGCAAGGCTGCTTGAGTAACACTTGTGCCGAAGGTTGCAGTATATGAAAAGCGTTGCCAAGAAGTCGTTAAGGTTGCATTCTGTGAAATGGCAGAGACTTGTCCTGTGTAAGTATTATAGATACCGTTGGCATCTGTTGTGCCTGTACCTGTTTTTAAGGAAGCCACAATGATTGATGATGCAGAAGAAAACAATGCTCCCTTTCTGGCATAGAAGGAGAATGTAACACTTTGACCAGCAAGCAATGAAGCGTTAGCGATCTCTATGCTTGTGCCAATAGCACCACCTGTAGTATCAGTTGCTCCATTGTTGCGTTGCACTCTGATTGCATAAGGAAAGCCAGTTAAACCAGAAGATTGACGACTGATTGTGTAGGCTGTTGGTGTTGTCCCAAAATACATATTCCAGCGATCAGCTGTGTAAGTGTTGGAGTTAGCCCCAGTAAATGAAGTACCACGCTGCCAAATGTCAAAGCCACCATTTATAATTGCGTTACGAGTGAATGGACGAAATAAGAAAGCGTCAATGGCATCGCCTAGAATACGGATATCCTGTGCGCCATTCTTAACAAGGCTAGTGTTGTCTGGCTCAGCCCAGCCATAGTTAGTCGTAGTTGCCATTAGTTAATTCTCCAGTCGGGACGATTGAGTAATTGTATCATTGAGGTTTCTTAGATCGGTGGAATTGAGAAGTCTGTTGCTGAGACATACAGGGTCATATCGACATAGGTAGGGGTGGCATTGACCGCGATGTTTTCTACAAAGCCCTCAAAGGTTCCACCGAGCAGGTTGCTTGGTAAGTTGTCAATAGATACAGGCTCATTACAAAAGATGGTCAAAAGGTCATCAAGCATCGCGCTAGGTAGGTCTGGGTTATCTAGGCGGAACTTAATCGCTCCTAGTGAGCCTCTAGGGGTATTGCGCAGAAATAGTTCTCGCTCAGCGATCTGCTGCATGTCACCTGTGCTGAGGATATTGGACTCTGTTGATTTTTCAAACAGCCCATAAGCTGCGATGGAAGCACTATCTGTCAAAGTTAGAATAGTTGCATAACCTGTGGAGTATTTATAGATAAGGCTATTGCGTAGTCGAGCAGTCTGGGTCTGGGACTGAATACTGCTAGGAGTTGCATAGGCAGCATCTAGGTCTGTATAGCCATTGAACAGCAAGTAATTCTCTCGGTGGTCTGCATCGGCATAATAGACCAAACCATCATTGCCTTCACTGATGATGCCTAGTGCGCTATTGGCTATCTGATCTACAAGGCTTTGGCTCTTAGCCGAGGCAGATGCGTTGATCTGGATCATGTCAAACTCGCCTTGATCTATCTGACCTAAAGAGTTCTCGGCTTCATTCCATGTAACTGTTGCATCATAGGTAGCCCATGTGACAGTTACATTTACTTCATCCCATGTACCAGCTAGGGCTGCATCCAGAATAACTGCAATCTGTTCGCCATCTCGCGCAGAAGCAATGGCTGTGTTATAGACCGCCTTGGATAGTTTAGATAGTGGACCAATACCTAAGATAGTGCCAGTAGTGACATAGCCTAATTCTTCTGGACTTCTGACTCCGATGTTAAAGTCTGAGACTGTGCCTGCAAAGAGTTGTTTATAAACCCCTGCTGAGTTCTTTAGCTCTAAAGTAATTGGCTCAGTGATGTTGATCGTAAAGGGTGAGTTATCGGCATTAACTATCTGAACCTGACAGTAACCTGCTGTTGCCTGTCGATCTATGTCTAGCCGACCAGTTGCATACGACACAGAGGTAACAGTCGTATAAACGTCATCTCCTACTGTTACACGCCATTCTGGAAGCCATGTCATGCTATAGCCAGACCACGCAATGTGCCGCGCTGGGCTGCATCTGTAAGCACTTGGTCAATAGCCTCAGCGATAGCATTTGGATCACCAATGCCAGTGTTCACAATAATTGTGTTACCGCCACCATTGTTTTGAGCACCCGGAAAGCCGCTAGAGGCATAGTTGCCTGCTGTAGATGAATAACCTCCACCGACTACAGGCACGAAACTGCCAGCAGCTAGTGCATCAAGAAGTGAAGGAGTGCCAGTAGTTGTGCTTGCTACTGCTGAGGTAGTAGTGGCTGTGCCGCCACCGATCATCTTTAATTTAGCAATAGCAGCATCTAAGTTGGCTAGGTTAATTAGATCCTTCGGAAGGATTGAGTCAAGGATAGACTTGATATCTCTTAGTTTAAGATCCTGATTATTAAGAGCACCAAGGATCTTTAAGTCTGCATTAAGTTTGTTAGTTGCATTAGTTATGGCTGCAACGTCCTTGGAGGCTATTGCTTCTTCTAGATCCAGAATAGACTGCTTAACCTCTAGGCGAGCTAGGTCGTTAGTAATCTGTAGCAGTTGTGCTTGGCTAGTTACCTTGCCCAGTTGTTCTGCTGCGTTCTTCTCAGCTGCTGCTAGTTGGATCTTCTCTATATCAAAAACGTTAGCACTCTTGCCAAGGGCTAGGTTAGCCTTATCGATGGCTGCCTTTAACTGCTTGGCTTTGAGTTGCTTCAATTCTTCCGCTGTGAGTTTCTTGCTAGTTGCAAGAGTTGTAGCAGTGTATCTAGACTCTAACTCGGCTAAGTGAGCAAGCCCATTCATAGCGCGAGCAGCTGCGGCTTCTTGCTTCTTTCTTTCAGCCGCACCAATCTTGCTTAAGATGCCTAAGCCAGTTGCTTGCATAGCAAACTTGAGTCCAGGCAAATTAACTGCTGCTGGGATGCTCTTTAATGCTTCTAGTAATACGCCTACGCCTCTAATGGCATCGGCAGTAAATAAAGCAAAGTCCTCCATGCCCTTAGCAAGATCATCTACTGTAGTGTCATCGCTTAGACCTTTAAGCGCATCTATAATTCCCTTGCCGATAATCTCTTGAACATTTGCAGATGCAACAGATAACTTATCCATTGAACCTTGGAAAGTATTAGCCGAGGCAGTAGCAGCCCCAGCAAAGGTTGTGGAGAGTTGATTCATTACTTCATCAAAGGACTTAGCCTTTAGATCAGCCTTAGAGATACCTACGCCCAATTTACCAAGGGCAGTGTTATTGCCTAGGTATGCCTTAGTAATTGCGCCAGTGACGCTCTGTAAGTCCTTGCCAGTTGATGCAGAGATATCTAAAGCGATCTGCAATAACTTCTGGCTTTGTGCTGTGTTTTGAGTGGCTACTGCTAACTGTTGATAGGCAGGGCGCAGCTTGTCATCGACTACACCAAACTCGCTTTGTAACTTCTGGATAAAGTCCTCAGCGACTGCTGCATCTCTACCAAGCCCGACATTCTTAAGAGCCAGTGCTAGTTGCTTCTGTGCTTTTTCATCAGCTGCTGCTGCTTTAACTGAAGCCTTACCAAAGGCTAATACTTGCTGAACGCTGAAAGCCACACCAAGAGTCTTAGCAACATTCTTAATGCCCTTGGTTAATTTATCGGCAGAAGTCTCGGCTTGCTTAAAGGCATTCTTACCGGTGAATTCTGCTGCAATGTCAATGACTATATTTGCCATGATTAACCTCTCGCCTTGGCTGTTGCGTTAAGTTTATCGGCTGCTGTTTTAATAGCATTAAGGACTGACTCTCTTGCCTTGCCTTGGTTTTCTTCATAGGCACGATACAGAGCGCGACCTTCCATCTTGCCATCGCCCTTCATCGCTGCGCCAAACTTGCCATTCTGATTCTGCACAAAGCGACTGCTAGGAGTTTTTCGACCCATAGTTTCATAGATTGCTCCAGCTGCGGTCTTGTTAAAGACACGAGCGAGCGATCTAAAGCCTCTACGGTTTGGCTTTGATGGTGAAGTCTTATAACCGATTCCAGCCTTAACCTGACGAGCAGAATAAGCAGGGAACCTAGCCTGAGAGTTGTCTCTTGGCAGCCAGCCGCTTAAGACTGATCCGTCATCCGGTAGATAACCTTTAGCAGTCTTGGTAATTGGCTTTGAAGCTCCAGCGATCTCTTTCTGAGTTTCTTTAGCAAGATCAGGAGTAAATTTACGTAAAGCTTTGCGGAGTTCAACGGCGCCCTTTACGCTTGCTGGCATCGTCTACCTCCTTCGCTTCATCCTTGAGACCTTGCAGAAGTGCATCAAACATGGTCTTGTCTAGTTCTAACAGTTGCTGTGGCGCGATTCCCAATCTAATGCTTAGCCTAGCGATTAGATAGGTGAACGGAAGATCGCGCTTTAAGCTAAAGGGT